GGTTTATTGGCAGCATATTCATTTTTAGGACAAAGTTCAGCGGCGTATATAGTACGTTCTGATATTAATTTAACGGAACTTAGACCAAGTTCTTCAGCACCAACAGGTCCTGCAGCAAACAACACTTATTGGATTAATCCAACAGGTGCAAGCTGGGGTATCTTTGAATACGATGGAGCATCGTGGGCAGAAAAAACACCAACAGTAGAAATCGTTACTTCAGCAGGCGCTCCAGGCGTTACAGTAGTAAACGGTGATTACGTAGTTCAAATAGTAAACGATACATCATCAACAAGCATCAGATATTTTAAAGGTGTAAGTGGTGCATGGGATTTATTAGATAGCTCATTTGCAGATGATGTAACTATGGACCCACATTACACTGCACCATCAAGTCCAACAGCAGGCGATGTTTGGATTAAAACAACTGCAAAAAGTGGATTAAAACTTACTCCAAGTTTATACACAACTGCAAGTGGATCTTTTGTTGGTACAGCAGTAAAATACGCAGACGACAATGCACCAGATGGAACTACATCAGATATATTCCAAGATGGTTCAGCGGCAGTGGCTCGTACATTACAAGATGGCGACCTTTGGTTTGATGCAGACGCAGCCAATGGTGCTATACTTTTAAAACGTTATGATGGATCAGCATGGAACAGTTTTGGTTCTTCAGGTTCATATCCAGTTGTAGCATCAACATCAGAACCAACAGGAAATCCAGTACATGGTAAACTTTGGTTTGATGGCGATGTAAATGAATTAGCAATTTATGAAGTAGCTGATGATTCAGGTACACAAAAATGGCAACGTGTAACAAACGTTTCATATGCAACATCGGCACCAGCAGTAGGCGGTGCAGGTTCATACTGGATTGATACTGACGAAACAGGTTACCCAGTAATTTATCGTTCAAACGGTAGTGCATGGGTTGTTAAAGATACAACAGACCAAAGCACAAGCGGTGGTGTAGTATTTGGCGATATTACAGCTAACGATACGACTGCAGGTCAATTTGAAGCAACTCTATTAGCAGGCGCTCCAGATCCACTATTACATCCAATCGGAATGACAGGAATTAATATGTGTAGATCAGGTAACACAGTTAAAGAATACGATAGCACATTAGGAACAACATGGAAATGGCGTAACAAAGCTGGCAACCAACCAAGTGGAAAAGGTTCATTTGGTAGATTAGCTCAGCGTAAAGTTGTTACAACAGCTATGCAGGCATCAGCAGGCGGATCAGAATTACGTGAAGATACAGTTCAATTCCGTTTAATGGCCGCTCCAGGTTATCCAGAGTTATATGATGAAATGGTAACATTAAACAGTGATAGAGACGAAACAGCATTTATTATTGTTGATGCTCCATTCCGTTTAAACCAAACTGAAGCAATTTCTTGGAAACAAGGAACAAGTGCTACAGCTAACGGTGAAGATGGATTAGTAACATCAAACACTTACAGTGCAGTTTATTATCCACATGCATTAACAACTAACCCTTCAACAGGTGATAACGTTGTTGCTCCAGCATCACACATTGCATTATACACATTTGCATACAGTGATAACGTGAGCTTCCAATGGTTTGCACCAGCAGGTTTAACACGTGGACAAGTACAAAACGCAACTAACGTTGGTTACTTAAATAACGAAGACGAGTTTGTTGCATTAGCACTAACACAAGGTTCAAGAGATGCAATGTATGAGCAGAAGATGAATCCAATTGCAAAATTCCCAGCAGAGGGTGTAGTAGTATTTGGACAAAAATCAATGCATCCAAGTGCATCAGCATTAGATAGAGTTAACGTTGCAAGACTTACAGCTTATCTAAGAGAGCGTTTTGCCGTAATAGCAAGACCATTCTTGTTTGAACCAAATGATATAAGCACTCGTGCAAACGCTAAAGCAACGTTTGAAGGTTTCCTTTCAAACATTATGGCGCAACGTGGTGTTTATGACTTTGCAGTTGTGTGTGATGAAACAAACAACACACCAGCAAGAATAGATGCTAATGAATTCTATGTTGATGTAGCAATTGAGCCTACAAAATCAGCAGAATTTATTTACATTCCAATTAGAATCGTAAATACTGGCGAACTTAACTAATTTAAGCCAATATTTTAATTAATTTAAGGGCTACTATAGAAATATAGTAGCCTTTAATGTGACAAATTTAAAAAATCGATATTTTTTCCAAAAGATTTGATAAATACAATATAACAGAAATACTACAGTATTAGTATATAGGAGAAAACAAATGGCTGTAATTACAAACTTTGGTGTACCAACAGGTGCTGCCGCAGGCGTTACATTAATGCCTAAATTACAATATCGTTTTAGAGTGTCATTCACTAATTTAGGTGATGGACAACTAAAAGATGAAACAACGCAAAACGTTATTAGTGCGTCTAGACCTAACCTAACACATGAAGAAGTTGTTGTTGATTCATACAACTCAAAAATGTACTTAGCAGGTAAACACACATGGGAACCAGTAACTATTGTATTACGTGATGATATGAATTCACACGTTATCAAAGCATTAGGTTCACAATTAAACAAACAAGTAGACCACGCAGATCAAACAAGTGCTATTTCGGGAAGTGCATATAAGTTCACAACTGAGATTGAAACTTTAGATGGTGCTAACGGCGGTGCTGATGCACCTACTACTTTTGATAAGTGGGTTTTAATGGGTTGTTTTATTAGTAATATTCAATATGGCGACTTAAACTACGCAGATTCTAACATGGTACAAGTTACACTAACATTACGTTACGATCATGCGAAACACGAAACATCAGATGGCAAAGATATGTTGTCAATTGGTAGTGCAGGTTCCGAAGGTTCAGGCGCAACTGGTTAGACATTAGCACTAACTTAATTTAAGGAAGTAACTAATGGCATTAGGTAATGACGCATATGTAACATATGGACAAGGATTAGGACATAACGCTGGTTCTAAACTAAGTGCTATACCGAGAAACAAATATATATTTTCGGTTGAATTACTTACAATCGACGGACCAGTAGACTTAACAAGGATTGCCAATGTTCAAATGCCTTCGTTTGTGTATAGAACACAAACTCTTAACAGATACAATAATAAAAGCGTAGTTCAAACAGGAATAGATTATACTCCTATAACACTTACTGCATACGATACTAAAGATGCAACATTTGAAACGTTCCTAAAGAACTATGCTAGACATTATTTCTCTGGTCCAATGAATGAAGAAAGTTATGCTAACTGGCTTAACGGAAGCAAAGGATTTGAGTTACGTGATACTAATCATTATATTACACAAATGAATATTACACGTAAAGATACTAATTCGGAAAATAATACAATTGAAGTATTTCATCCATTTATACAAAATGCAGACGCTGATACATTAGACTATTCAGATAGCTCACCTTCCGTATTTAGAGTATCATTTTTATACGAAGGTTATAGAATAAAAAGTGACGTAATTCCAGAACCACCAGCACCAGCACCAGAACCAGATAGAACAGATTTGGGCCAAGATAGTGCATTTGCAAACGATTGGTTTGATGAGTCTTCTATATATCAAACAGATTCATTTGAACAATCAAATGTTGGTGATGGACCTGCAGGAGGTCCTACTCCTACAGAACCAGAAAAAGTAACAACTAATAAACCTGATTTAAAACCTTTCAAAGGTACACTTAAAACTGGAGAAAAAATTAGAAACATTAATGGCAAGTCTTATGTAGTTCCTGCACCAGCAAGCGGACCACAACAGTAATGCCAAAATTCCAGAATGGAAAATTCGTACCCTCAAACCCTGATAAATACTTAGGTAAACGAACACCTCATTATAGAAGTGGGTGGGAGTTAGCAGTAATGCGTATGTGTGATAATCATCCTGCAATACTAGGTTGGGGTAGTGAAACACACAGAATTCCATACAAGAACCCACTTACTGGAAAAATGAGTACTTATGTTCCTGACTTATTGTTAGTATATAAAGATAAGAAGGGAAGAAACCATGCTGAAATGGTAGAGATTAAACCAGCTAGCCAAACATTAGGCGAAGCAAGGACACA